CCAGCCGTTCATAGAGGTCAGTAGAGCTGGTCTTCTCCGTAGTGACGAAGTCGATGGTTGTGCCGTCCGGGATGATGCCCGCTGCGTCCGCGCCGACCTGGATGAGGGCTTGCATGAGGGCCACCTTGTCGGCCTCGCTCGCTCCCGGTGCATACTTGCCCAGCCGGAGCGGGAGACCGTAGACCTCGGCGAAGCTGACCCAGTCCTTCAGGTCGTAATTCTTAAACAGGTACATCCAGGCCACGACCCGGAGGATGCCCGCCCGGGATGTGTGCCCGCTGCGGGCCTTGTACCTATGGACGATGAACTTGTTCGCCGGGAGCAGCAGCCCCTCGGAGTGCTCCTGGGTGCGTACCTTGAACGAGTCGTCCAGGCTATCCCAGAAGAACCGCTTCTGATGCCGGGATTTGATCTGGGTGACGACTATGCGCCCTTCGTCATAGCCCCACATGATCTCCGAGACGGCGAAGCCCTTTCCAATCGCGTCCAGGAGATCATTCTCCACGTCCTCGAAGCCCTCCATGCCGCCGAGCTGCTCCTCGATGAAGGCGGCGATCTCCTTGTCCCGGGGATCGTCACTGAACGGTATGATCTCGAAGTCCAGCCCGGTGACGGCGTTCTTTCGGGTCTGAAGCTGGCTGAACAGGTGAGGGTCTTTCTCCTCCATCTCCTCAAACAGCTCCATCTGCCGCAGCACGTCGCCCGCGTCGGCTTCCTTGAGTATCTCCGCCAGCTTGACGGGCGTGAGGCCGTTGCTGGGATATTCGCTGTATTTGTCCGTCACGTGGGCGACGGCGATCTCCTGGATGTCGGGACGGCGCGGGGGTGCGGGCGGGGCCTGGGCGTTCTGACGCTGCCGTTTTCTTCTGCTCATTCCACAGCCTCCTCAACACGCCGCTGCGCGATCTGGTAGTAGTCGTCGTCCAGCTCCACGCCGATGAACCGCCGTCCGGTCTTCTTAGCGGCGACCAGGGTGGAGCCGCTCCCGGCAAAGGGGTCGAGGATGAGGTCGCCGGGCTTGGTGACGCTGGTGATGAGGTTGGCCAGGAGGCCCACAGGCTTCTCGGTCGGGTGTACCATCTGGGAACTGTTGATCTTCTGGAAGGTGACAAGGTCTTTCGGGCGGTGCCCTGGGAAGCTGAATTTCCCCTTGACCGCAAAGATGATGTTCTCGTGGGAGGGAGCAAACGCCGCCTTGGTGTCGCCCATACCGTGGAATACCTTGTCCCAGATCACCTCGCTCTTGACCTGGAAGCCCGCCAGCTTCATCGCGTCGATGAAGGTCTGCTGCACATCCCAGCGGGTAAAACAGACCAGCGAGCCCCGGCCCGACTCCCCGGATTTGAGAACCCGGAAGGCGTCATAAAGGAACCAGATAAAGGGCGACTTGTCATTCTTGATTTTGGCCCCGGTCTGGGAAACGTAGTTGATGCCGTAGGGCGGGTCGGTGATGATCGCATCCACGCTCCCTGTCTCCATTTCCCGGAGCACTGTGAGGCTGTCGCCGTGGATGATGGTGTTCTCTTGGATAATAGCTCTCGCCTCCTTAGTAGGCTCCGCGCCGGAAGTCCAGGGCGCGGGCGATGACGCTCTTATATTCGGCCCTCCGCCCGACCTTGATGTCCAGGGCCAGCTTCACGGCCATCTGGAGCCCGTCCGGGGCGTCGTCGTTCTTGCCCATGGGATACTCGGTCATTTGCTTCAGGAGGGTCTTGTGCTTCTTGCTGAACTTGACATAGCCGTTTTTGACAAATGGCTGCAAGGACTGGATGCGGGCGTCCTTGTTCTGGGTGCTGTTGATCTCCTCAATAGGGAGATACTCGCCGGCCTCCGCCGCCCGCTGCCGCATGATCTCCGCGAAGTAATACTGGAACTGCACTGTCTCCACGCCGAACTTGTAGTAGGGCCGCTTGAAGTCCCGCTTCAGGCGGCGGCTCGCCTCCAGCGCGTCCTCAATGATCTGGTCGGGCTTTCGCTTGGCGACGTCCGCGATCACGACGTAGATGTAGCCGGTGACGGTGTCCTTGGCCAGTGCGATGATGGAGCTGGTGTCCGACTTCTTGTTCTTGCCCAGGGAGGGGTCGTTGGCCCCGATAAACAGGAAGCGTGGGTCGGAGAAGTCCGGCTGCTGCTTCCCGTCGTCGTCCCAGAAGTCAAACCACTCCTCCTGGAAGGTGCAGTTTTCCGGGTCGATGGGGTCATTCTGGATTTCGCTGTTAAAGCTGGCCTCGCCCTCGGAAATGCGGATAACCATGAGGTCGTAATAGGACAGCTTTTCTTCCCAGAGGACGGCGGTGCCCTCCAGCATCGCCTCCCGGTTCGCTTCGTAGAAGGCCCGGGCCTCGTCCTGCCGGTTCTCGTTGGCGAGGTCAGTGAAGATACTCTCCCAGGCGTCCCAGAGCTCGCTGTTGGCGGCGAAGCTGATGACACCCCGGTACTTGACGGCCTTGTAGCTGGGGTTTTTGGCAACGTTGGCCAGCAGCGCGTCGAAGTGCAGCAGCGTCCCGATGTAGACGATGTCCGTGTAAGTGTCGCCAGCCTTGGAGACAGCCTTATAAAACCAGTCCCGGAGCTTCTTGCGCTGCTCCGGCGTGTTGACGTTCTCATCGTTCTCCAGGTCGTCACAGACGATGAGGTCGGGCCTCCATTGCTTGTGGCGGCGTCCACGGATTTTCTTGCCAGAGCCGATTGCTTCAATCTTGACCCCGTTGGCAGTCAGAATGACCGACGATTTCCAGACCTTCCCCTCCAGCTCCCCGAAGTCCTCCCGGAGAGCAGCGTTCTCCTCGAACTCGGTCTTGATGTCCGCAAGGAAGCCCTCGGCCTGTTCGGAACTGTCGGAGAGGATGATCTCGTAGTGCTTGTAGGCGTAGACCGCCGCGTGGATGGAGTCCTTGAACGTAAAGGTCGTGCTCTTGGCGTGGCCACGGGGGGCCTCGATCGCCCTCCTGCATCCGTCCGCCCGGCTGATCTCCTTTGCGGAGACGGCGGGGTCGAGCCCTTTCAGGACGCCCTCCCGCCAGATGCGGTCGAGCTCGCCGTGGAACGCAGGGGATTTTCGGACGAAGTAGTGGGCGAGGTAGGCCCGCCCAAAATACTCCAGGTCGATCGCCCCGAGCTTCCGGCGCAGTCCCTTCGGTCCGGTCAGCTCCTGCCCGGCTTCGAAGTCCCGGAGGAGCTGCGCCCGGCGCTCGGGGAAATTGCTGTCACGGACAACATATTCGAGAAAGAGCTCCCGCTGGTAGTCGCGGTTGGCGACCGCTTCCCGGTCTTCCGGCTCCTCCAGACGCTCCAGGTATTCCTTCAGGTCAATCTTCCCCATCGGTCAACACCTTCTCCCGCGCCCGGGCCAGGACGTCGTGCAGCTCGCCCGCCAGCTCCGGGTGCTGCTTGATCGCCGTCATGAGCTCCGCCTCCATCTGGTCAAAGGCCAGCTCCGCCTTTTTCTTCAGGTCGGCCCGGACGCGCTTTTCATAGGTGGCGTTCCGGGCCAGGGATGCGATCAGCCGCCCGGCCTTATCCAGTGGCATTTCGTCAAATTCCTCCTCAGCGGTGCTGACCCGCTGCATGAGGCCGTCCATGAGCACCAGCTCCGCCGCCTTGGTGTAGTCCAGGTCAGGGTGTGCTTCTACGGCCTGGGCGATCGCCTGGGTGCGCTGGAGTGTTTCGGCCACACGCTGCGCGGCCTCCCTCGTCCGTACTGCGTACCGGCCAATCGCCGACTTGCTGATGGAGTAGCCCTCGCCCTTCAGCCACTCGGAGAGCTCGTTGTAGGTATTCGCCGGATTTGCCAGCTTTACCTCGAACTGCGACTTGAGGGGCTCCGGGAGGTCGTCTATGGTGGAGTGTACCCGACCCCTACGGCGCTTCTTCTCAGACATTGACCCCACCGTCCTGGATGGTGTCCTCCACCAAATCGATGCCCTTCTTGGTGAGCTGCACCACGGCGTCCTTCCGGTAGGCGTTGTAGGCGTTGACGGAGCGGCTGGGGTGAACTCGATGTAGCCGCCGTCCTCCAGGTACTTGAGATACTTGCCGATGTCCGGGGTCATGATGAGGTTGTCCGCCATGAGCGCGTTGACGATCTGGCGAACCAGCAGGGCCCCGTTGTTCCCCCGGGCCAGGGCCCGCACGATATAGCCCCGGATCGCTTTGTTTTTCTCCACCTCCAGCTCGATGGTCTCGTCCAAAAAGGCCATAATTTACCCCTCCTTTCCAAAGGATGTCATAAGCCGGAGAACTTGATCGAGCTTCTGGTCGAGCCCGCTGATATTGTGGTCGACGCTGTTCATGCTGCGGATAAAGTCCTCCCGCAAGGTGTAGACCAGAGGCATGTCGCTCTTCAGGTCGTTGAACTGACCGGTCAGCTCCTTCAGCTCCTGCTCCCGCTTCCGGGCCTCCGCCTGGATGTCTGCAGCGTTCTTCTTGTCCGCGTCCTCCAGGGAGGTCAGCGTCTTCTTGAAGAAGTAGGTCAGGGTTCCGACGACCAGGGTGCAGAGCAGTGATACCGCTGCGCCGATGACGGCGGTGATCTGGGTGATATCCATGAAGACCTCCTTACCCGGCGGCAGCTGTGGCGACGCTCTCCATCAACACTCCCTCCGGGAGTGTCAGATAGGGATCTGCCTGCTTGACCTTCAGCACCGCTTCCTCAATGCACTGCTGCAGATAACGGTCAAAGCTGCCCAGGTTTTTGGTGATGATGCGTTGGCTCTCCGGTGCGATCTCACCCTTGACCTGTGCGAAGACCTTCTGACCCAGCGCCAGCAGCTGCTCCCGGTCCCCGCTGCCAGCCTTCACCGCCTCCCGCAGCGCCTTCGCCACGGTCTGCTCCGTGCAGTTGACCGCCTTCACCGCCAGCCGTTCTACATCGTCCAGCGCGTTCTCCAGCAGCTCCCGGGCCGATACGTCCGCGATCTGCTTTGTCTGCGCTTTCAGCTTCACCGCCCCCAGCCGGATGTAGTAGACTGCGTAAGCTCCCAGCAGGGTCAGTGCCGCCAGCGCGATGTTGGTGAGCACTCCGCCCACCGCATTGGTGATGATCTCCATTTCCATGTTCTGCTGCCTCCTTTTCGCAAAAAATAAGACTACAGGCGAAGCCTGTAGTCTTAGGATACTATGTTTTTTATGAAATGTCCGCATGAAGCATTTCAGAGAATTATTTCTAAGATGTATCATTTTGTTCGCCGAACAAGTTGATCTGCCCCTCCACATTCCCGGGGCCGCAAATGCTCCGAACCAGCCGGTCTGTTATGCTGTACTTCCTCGCTAATTCGAGATAATTCCAGCCGTTGAACTCAGCCTTGATGCGGGCATCTCGGACGGGACGGAGGGTGTTGTCCAGCTGCGGGATGTAAAGAGTTGCCCCGCCGACAATTTGTAGCATTTTACAAAAATTTTCAATACCGATCGCCTCCGCCACTTGCTTCCATTGGTTATCTGGCAGCATCTCAACAGTCAGCTCTTTGATGAGATCATCCATGCCCGCGTCTCCTTTCCGCTATGCCTCCGGCGTCTGGCACATCCTGCCCAGGATGCCGAAGATCTCGCCGACCGTCATTTGCGTCCCATAGCGGGCCGCCCACTCGTCCGGGCTGTTGATGATACCAGCCTCCACGAGCCTCGTCAGACCCTCCCGCTGCCATTCGGGGAACCGCGCCAGGGGATCGGGCTCCGGGGGGCCTGCGGGACTCTGCGGCGTTTCCTGGGCTATGACCGCGCCCAGCAGCTTCACCACGCTGGCCCCGTAGCCCTTGCCTGGTACCGCCCAGCCCTTCCCGTTGGGATTGTCCGCCGCGCCCAGCCACTCCACCCAGGGCGCTGTCCCGCGCTCCACCAGGGAAAAGCGGGGATCGACACAGGCATTTTTCAGCGGCTCCTCGG